AGCTCCTTGCAACAGGGAGGAAGTGAGTTCCAAGCTCATTCCGAAGATTCTTATAGGAGGTTGCAACTTGATTTGCCATCTGCTCAGTCGTACCGAGGATCTCAGGTAGCCTAGCTGTACTAACTGCTAACTTTTGAAGCACCCGATCAAGCATACCAGCCTGAATCTGCGTGCGTGTTAGATCTTTTTCTAAGACGCCAAACATCTTAGCAGCATGTGCTGTAGCTTCATCTAACTCTACAACCGTACCGATGTAGGCCATCCATCTGGTAGATAGACGGCCTACACTACGATACAGCCGCTCAGCTAGGAAATCAAGATCATCATGCGTAGCTAGTGCAACCTTCCCAAGGTACTGGTAAGCTTCAGGCATACGCTTAGCCAGTACTTCACCAGTCAGCATATAGGCAGAGACATACTGCTCCTGAACACGCAGGTCTGTTAGCATAAAGCGGGAGGTCTCCCTCAGAGCTTGTAGCATTGCAGGTGCATCTTCTTGCAGAATGCCCTGGAAAGCTCGAGAGGAAGACTCTAACTTCTGAGCACATAGAGTAGCAGCCGTTGCAAGAGCAAAGAACCCACTGACAAGACCTATTAGACCTACAGTTAGGCCTGTGACAAGCTTGAGCAAGTCAGAGATACCCGCCCCTAGGATTCTAAAGACTAGAGGCCCTTTCTTGCCCAGGTCATCTAGAGCCTTCCCTGACTCTGCGATCTTGTCAGTTACGGCTTGTACGCCCTTAGTAGCCTCCTTAAGAGCAGGAGCTGCTAGATTCTTACCCTGGATTAGGATAGTTAAAGCATGTGAGAGATTCATTTTTTAGCCTGAGCCAGCGCGTTCATAATTGCTATATCCATAGCTACCCCTCGCCACTCTTCCTCTTCAAGTTCTGAAGGTAGGCAGTGATATATATCTCGCCTTAGGACATATGAGGTAAGTTCCCAGGGAGGGTCGCCAGCATTGAGCCAGATTTGCTTGACGACCCTCTCCTCTAGTTTTTTGCCTCTACTCCTCCTGTGAGGAGTTCTGCTAGGTAGGTCATTTCGTCAGTAGATAGTTCGTCGAAGACTTTAGGATTAGCCTCCGGCTTCGGTAAAGGGCTGCCTTCATCGTCTACCCAGTTCCAGTCTAGAACGTGGTCTACAATTATCTGAAGACCTTCTCCAAAGTCATCAAAGTCTTCTACTTCTTCGACTACCTCACCGGCCCCTCTAGCAGCTTCAGCTTTCTTCTGCTTCACAGCAGTTTCACGGCTTCTCCTGCGCATGGCCTTGATCTCTTTGACCTTAACGCCGGTAACCTTGACGAAAGATCCTTCACCTTGGATCTCATCTGTCTCAACAGTCTTAACAGTTTGTCGCTTAGGCATTAGCTAGTGGCTCCCCAGACCGACTTCGAAATCTCCTCAGTCGTAATCTGAACTTCGCCCATCACAGGATCCCCTGTTCCCGCTTCCCCAGCAGGATCAAGGAACGAAGTGATAATAGCTTTGCCTGTCTCGAACACAAAGTTACCAGCTGTTCTACCTGCTGGCCAGTAGCGAGCATAGATGACTCCACCTTCTGTGTCATCCCAGCCCCTAATAACAGAGAACGGGCCAAGTGCTTCTTCCGTATAAACGTATCGGATAGTAAGAACCTGAGAGGCTTTCTTACCAGCTCTTACGATAGGGCGTTCGTCATCGTAGACATTTACCTCTCCAATGCGACGATCGCCTCCGCTCACAGCGATACTAGTGCTGTAACTTTCCATTACAGTCCAGGCGGCTCCATCCTGGCTGACATCTACATCAGCTGCTACAAAACTCAGTGCTTCGATTGTACGCGCCATCTCAATCTCCTTAGAAAATTACTAAATACTCCCTAACTTCAGCCACACATGCTTCGAGCCTTTCAATAGGTACATTGACCTGCTCTGAAAGCCATTCAAGGTCTGCACATAGCAGCTGTGCAGCATCATCTATTCCTACCTTAGCAAAGATGCTAGCCTTCCTCTCAAATCCAGGTAGGATACTTAAGGGTGGAGTCTCTACAATAGAGATCCTTTCCTTTTCAAGCATTACCCTCTTAGCCGTACCTGACACATCCTTCAGGTCGCTAATTGCTCCGGGGGGATACTTCTTACCACTCGCTAAAAGGAGGTTAGCATGAACTCTATATAACATATTAGATCTCCCCAAGTACGCTATACTGATAGTGTCCATTAACTAGATAGTTACAGTTCGTCTTTTAAGGCTGTCTGTACAGCCTCTTCGAGATCACAATCATGGCTAAGATCGCTATCTAGGATTATTGACCACAGGCGGCGAACCAGTCTCCTAAACTCCTCGACGAGTTGCTTAAGACTACGATTATAAGCTTCTAGTGCCGTTACACGGTCTTCTAAGAGTCTCATTCGTGTAAGAAGCGTACTAATCTGTGTCCATAATGTCTTTAAGGTATTTGCTTCTACTCCACCGGCTTCTGCTGTCTTAAGCCCAGCCTCAGCCTCCTTGACATCTGACTCTGCATTCTTAAACCGCTTATGTTCCCTATACCACAAAAGTGCTACGAAGATCGTAGGTATGCCTGCCAAGAGGACGAGTAGATACTCAGACATAGACTTCTCCTAGAAGAATCTTACGATAAGTGTAAATCTACCCCCAGCATATCGTTTACCTCCGTAACGAAGGGTAGCCCGACGCCAAGACCACGTAAAGCTCTTAATGCCTGCTACACCAAAGAACGGTAGCTTTTCTTCATCCTGTAACACGTCTATGATGTTGTCGAGGGTCACAACCATCGCTTCTAAATCCAGATGAATATGAGACCTAACCCTAGCAAATACATCAACAAAAACTGTTAGGTCCATGGGCTGTACTGCAGCATTAAAAGCAAACCGCTCTGTATCGCTGCTCACAGTCTGATTAAGAGCATCAGGATATACCTGTAACCTAGGACACTCTACACCTGGAATACCCTCTGTTATCTCATTGTAGGACTTCGTCGTCTTTATTCCGGTTGCAGCTGATAGCGTAGTGGCTATCCCATCACAGATCGCTGCCATTGTAATTGCCATTAGTACGAAGCCTCCATGATCTCTGCTATGACTTCACCTACAAGTTCTACGATTTCGTTTTCGTCCTGCAATAAGGAATTCTCAAAGAACCTTGTACCTTCGAGGCCATTAGCAGCTATATATAAAGCCAGAGTGTAAGCAGACATACCATGCTGTAAGGCCCACTCTTCTATGTTATCTAAGTTCGGGAATACAGGAGCTATTCCACGTTCTTGGAAGGGAGCGTATAATACATCTGAAAAGACCGTACCAGCAATATCTCCGCCATGCATTCCTACTTCTTCGTCAATACTAGCCCTAAGATCACTGGTTACGCCTTGAGGTGCCTTATCCCTAGCTGTTACGCCTACCATCTCAACCATACGCTCCCAAGCTTCCTTCAACCTACCACGCTTAGTGAGCTCTTCTAGACGTAACAGCTTATCTTGCAGGGTCTGATTACCTAATAGTTCCAGCTCAACTATACTTATCGTCATAACTCTCCACCGTACAGTGGCAGCGACCAGCCACTCTGTACCAGGAGATCCTGTACATCGCGCGAAAGGGCTGATTGTCGAATCTTCTGAGCAATTACGCCTATGTCAGAATCAGCTAACTCTGAGGACATTGAACCTTCAAAGCGCTTAATAAGCACGGTGGCCTGTGCTAGGCAAGCTTCCCTAATATCAGAAGGTACTACGGTAGCGTATCCGAACTTAGCCGTAAGTTGAACTGTAGCCAGTCTATAGCCCTTTGTAAAGGTAGTATAGTCCCCATTGGGATCTACTAAGAGGAGAGTATAGGGGGTCCGATTAAAGATTGGCCTACGAACACTACCGGCTGCTAGATACCAATCTCCATCACCAGCTAACGTTGCTGACGGAGAAGTCCAAGCAGTATAAGCCGTATCAGTGTAAGCATCTTTCACCGCTACACTTGTGATGCTGGTACACTCTGGAATACGAAGGTAGTCTTTGCCGTTACCTTCGAAATATCTAGTTACGTCTGCTGCGGAAGCCACAAATCCGTCTGGCCTACGACAGAAGTTATCAATCTTCCTGGAGATAGCGTCTAGTATTTCTTCATAGGCAGTAGTTTTGTCAGCCGACAAGACCGCTGTCATATCTGTTCTTATTTGTAGCTCAGCAACTGTAGCATATGATGTCATCTATCACCTCGGCTTACAGCAGAATGCTGTTGACGTCTTTACCGGCACATTGCGTAACGGGTGTAGCTTGATTCCAGATACAATACTCACGTCCCATCCTGCGGTCCGCAGTCCCTCGACGGCCTTGTTGGTCTTCGGGAAGTTGTAGTCATCTGCTATCAACCAGCCACCTGGCTTGACATGTGGCGCTCCCTTAAAGATCGAGCGCCTCCGTCCATTCTGCGTCCAGCAGTCAACGAACACCACGTCCCACAGACCTGTTCCGTCGATGGCATCTGGTAGTTTCCCGCTAGTCGCCAGCTTAACCTCGACGCCTGGGTAGCCGTGATTCAAGAGTGCCTCTTTTACGGCTTTGTGCCATGCAGGGTCATCCTCATCGCTTATCAACCGCGCAGCGATCCGCGCAAGCCACACTGTCGAGCCGCCACTTCCGAACTCGAACACATCAGCGCCTGTACAAAGCTCACGCATCCGCTCAATGGCCTCTGTGACCAAGCATGGTTCGTCTTTGATCTTAACCAGTACCCTAACCATTTGATCTCCAAACGTATTCATATGTAGGCGACGGGGAGAAGCGCCGTATGCGGCTGTAGCCGAATGACGCTAAATAGCTGTCAACCAGTTCCCGGTACTCAACCTCTACGGCTTCCACAATTAGCCCCGGGTGATACTTCTCCAGCGTTACCGTTGCTCCTTGTAGCGCCTCTATCTCACTCCATTGCACGTCAAGCTTGATAAGCGTCACCGGATAGTGCGCTAGTGCTGCAATGGCGTCGATAGTGATAACATCCACTTCGTCACCTACTATGAGATTATACTGCCCATGAAAGCCACCAGCGTGCTCCATTGCACCGCGACCTGGTGCGGCCCCAAGCGCCGCGTGAACAGGCGTCACCTTGTCTTGGAGCTTGGAGAGCGCCACATTGTACAGCAGGTGCTTCATGTTACGCTCCACCGGCTCAACAGCAATCACCTGATCGGCGCAGTGCCTAGCAAAGAACAGTGTGTGATTTCCAATACAGGCGCCACCGTCAATGAATGTGCCTCCGTGGTAGTGCTTGTGGATATGTGACAGCACCTGCGCCTCATAGTATTGGCCCTTCAGCCAGGGGAGCTGCTGCTGCAATGGCCCCTGTATGCTAACCTGATTGCCATCTTTCAGCTTTACTATTCGCTCATCTATAGCCATATCGCTCCTCTGCTTCTCGAATAGCATTGTATATCACAGGGGCGACGGCCCTGACTTGCTCCCACGAAATACTAGGGTGTTTACGGGCATTGGTACTCTTGGAGATCCCCCCTCGGTTGCTGGCTCAAAACTGTACTCGAAACCCAGCAGTTGCTGTATTTCTGGCCATGCTTCCTCTAGGTCCTCTATGCGATACGTAAACTCCGCTTGCCTCTCGGCACTCTCATTGTAGGCTAACCAGTAGGAGCACGCCCATCGCAGCGGTAAGGCGTCCTGCTCGGCTAGAATGAACTGCGAGGCCCACTCGCTCGAGTGTCCAGTCTGAATGCTTGCGATCGTCTTCAGCGGATGGCGTACCTGGTGCAGGATAAGGTCAAAGTCAGGGCGGGGTGCTGGGTGATTGTGCCCTGGATAACTATCAGCCTCAAAGCAGTAAAAGCCAGACACTATTCCATCTGCCCCCATCTTCTCGTGGCCTACATCAAGCCCGCAGCGCTGGAGCACTTGCGAAATATACTTCGTACCGCTTCTCCCGCTCCCTGTGATTAGGAACATTACCTATTACCGTAATGCTGTAGGCCTAACACTCTAAGACCCTCATCGTTTAGGTGTTTCCCTTCTCCGGTGTTTATCCTGATTAGGGGCTGAATACGGCGTACTGAATTATTCTTAACGTGAACTGGACCTGGTACAACTATTCGAGGTACTTTTCGTCGTATCAGGTGTGCAGCAATTACAAGGTCATCGTTAGTTGGCCATCGCTTCCACTCTTCAAAAATCCTAAGGTCAAAAAACGAAGGTCTGTATAGAGCTCCGTGTACCCCAGTTATGATATCTACGTGCGTGGCTTTCTTAATCCTGCTCTGAAGGATAACCTTCGAACTCAAATAACCGCCCTCTTGAAGGACTCTACCACGAAACCCGAGGGCTGCCTTAGGACACTTCTCTGCCCACCTAATAAGCTTCTTTGCCCAGCCCTTCCCATATACACAATCATCGTCAGCTGTTATAATTATGTCAGCGCCTAATCTTAGAGCCGGTAGGAGCTTTGTAATAGGGCCACAATCTGGTACTATCTTGACATGGACCTTATACTTCTCTAAGAAGGCTGGGAGGTCTCCTAATCGCGTATCTGATCTTGCGATCTTCTCTACAGGCCAAAGGAATACCGGAAGACCTTGCTCACTCAGGCTCTTGATGCAAGCTTCAATACTATTTATCCTATCTGGTATAGTCGTTATCGAGATGATCGCTGTCATTTGCCGCTCAAATTACGTTTCTGTACCTGAGGTGTTACTCGCCCATGATAGCCTCGTGACTTCACTCCACAATAAGGGTCCCACACGCTACCAAAGTCTATCATCCAGGAATGTTCCCCTATGATAGGGTACAGCCGATGAATGAGAACTTTGGTGGTTGGACCTGCGCTGAATGAGATTACCACATTTTTCAAGCCTCTCAGCTGTTTCTCTATCGTGTCTACTTGTCTCCAACAGTTTTTCTCGGCTACCCTAATGAATATGTCAGCGAAAGGTAAAGAACGTAGCCATTCTGGTCCTACAACAACGACCTTATGCTTCTTCACCTCCTTTATAAGCGGATGAAGCTGTCCTTTCATACTCGCCTTCGTAAAGACCTCTCCGCCATGCCAGGGTAGATCCCCTGAATTCTCTGCTAGCCACTCTTCAAGTCTAGTTAACAAGCCTTTTCGCTCCAAAAATTAAAGGCTCTGTAATGCTGGATAATACTCTCCAGTATGGCTCATTCTAAGACTAGCCGCTAATGCCAGCCTTAGATCAGGCGTAAACTGCTGACTACCTGACCTCGTCCTATGGAAGAGCTTCAAGATGCAGTCCCATTCTCCGTTACCATAGCGGATGAATGAGAACGGTTCGCCACACTTGAGCTTATCTACATAAAACTGTAGCCCCGGAGAATTAACTTCCATATCTCTACATTCCTCTGCTGCTTCTGCTACTTCTACTGCTTCTTGGTATGCTTTATGTAATGATATCTCTTATCAGCATTTCTAGGACAACATCTACCTGGTAAAGCCGTCCACTTAAGGTCTGCTTTCCAGCATACGTAGGGTAGGCTTACTTGATCTCTAAGACTTCCCGCCTCTATCTCCGCTAACCATGCTTCGTTTAGATCCCTGATCTCCTGCGTATTACGTCTGATCACTATCCGGGTTGCAGCTAATCCCCAATTACTAGGCATACCGGCTGCTTTGTATCGTTTCACTTGGGCTTTTAGAACTTCTGCCTTGTCCTTATGTACCTGGGCACAAAATGCTGCTTCTGTATATAAGCACTCCCTATCCCAGTGATCAAAGATGCTTAGGGGATCTTGGTGGAAGCGCTTAAGATACTTAAAAGCATTCATGCGTAACCTGACATTTCCATCTATCCAGATCCATATATCGGCATCTGGTAGGTACCTATGCGGTACTGCCTTATAATGTCTGGCTGTACGTCTAGCATTTTCCTCAGGTTTTATTATTCGCTGCTCCCAAATAGACCTAGCCTTGATATCATGTGTCTTAGGTAAGATTACCGGAGGTGACCCGCCCCATAAACCCACTTCCCTTTTAGGTCTATCTACGAAGGCGATGTGTTGCACTGACTCTGAACCAGGCATCACGCTCCAGAGCTCATCTATCTTACCTACAATTGAGGTGTAGACGACGACTTTCACTCTGTATCCTCTGTATCAGCCATCTCTGCTACTGTAGGCATTATGAAGTACTTGCGTACTGAAAACTCATGCTTTTTTGCTTCATTCCACGCGGCAACGGGTCGAAGGTAGCCTACGACTCTTGAGTAGCACTCAACTGGAACCTTTATCTCTTCCTCTAAATCTGAATCTGGAGTCATGCTATGAGTCTCCTATAGGCTCTAAGACTACCAACGTCCTTCAGCTGCACCCAATCGGATTCCCTAGCCCACTCCAAGACGGCACGCTTAATTCCTGCATGTTTAGCTGCTACCTTAGGTTCTGTCTGAAAGTCATGAAAAGCCATTATTCCGCCTGGAACTATCTTAGGTGACCATCCAGCGATATCCGCTCTGACGCCTCCATAGCTGTGATCTCCATCTATGAATAGAAAATGGATTGGGGTATCAAACAGTCTATGACACTCAGAACTATCTGCTATGATAAGTTGTGCTTTTACGGAAGGATGTAGCTTAGCTCCCTGAGGGTAAACTGTGTCAATTCCGTATAGGATTGCGTTCGGAGCACCTGCTCTAAGGCAATACATACTAGCACCACGAAAAATACCTATGTTTACAATAGTGGGCTGGGTAAAAACGCTTTCCATTCTATTGGCCATGCTCTTGAGCCATTCGCGCTCAACAGGTATAATAGCCTTACCAAGAGCCTTTCTCCATTGTGCTACAGACATTTCTTACCCCGCTTCCTAGGCACTAAATACTGCCTCCGATCATCCTGCTTCCATCTACCACGTAACCCTGAACCATGATGCTGATGCTCTAGATATACGCTTTTTACCCAGACGCATTGCCACCCTCTATCATCTGCTCGATCACAGTAGTCATTGTCACTGCAATAGTGGATGAAGCGTTCATCCAGCACCCCTATATCATCAATGACTTTACGCTTAATTAGAACGCACCAGAATGACAGGGTCTTCAGGACTTTGAGCCCAGCCATACCGACTCGACCTTCCCGGCTATCTGATGCACTCTTTCCACTAGGACCTGCTATTCCATAACGCGGATGGGAATGCAAGCCTTTATATAGAGATCGTAGCCAGCCGTGCTGAAAACGGGAGATGTCATCATTCAGGATACAAACATCTCCTGTCTGTACCTGTCTCATACCCTCATTAACTGTCTTAGTGAACCCCCGCTCAGGTCCACCGATTACGAGAAGATTCGTATCGCAGCCGGCCATTAGGACCGCTAGACGTCCAGTTGCCTCGCCATCCAGCTTGTTCAGGGTAGGTATGATTATCGTTATCGGTGCCTTCGACTTAATTGGCTCACTAGATTTCATACCGCTCTACCGAATAGATGCTCTACTACAGCGCCGTTAGCTGAATTGAAAGCTCCGCCAAGTAGAAACTTGTATACCGGATTGTACCTTAGGGCTCTCAAAAATGCTCCCTGATCTCGATCCTTAAATAGTCTCCATTCAACTTCCCAAGCCTTAAATAAGTCCTGTACAGCCTTAGACTTCCTGAAGTATAACGCACCAGTGTTGTGCATTATGTGATTCCAGTCTCCTAGCTTATTTAGAGTAAAGCTTCTTTCCTCTGCACTCAGATGCCAAAGGACAACACCTTCTCTAGGAGGGAAGCTTGGAACCATTACAATATCCCATCCTCTTTCAAGCAACTTGAACCCTATCGAAAGGTCTCCGTGTACTCGGGTATCAGCATCAAGTAATAACGTATAAGCATACGGAGACCAATCGAACGCCCTCGTCTTCGCTAGGTGTGCTTGTTGTTCTGTCGTTAGACCACTTTGGGTGTCAACCTCTTCGAAGACGTATGATGGGAGATTTTTCAGTGTTCGTCTGCTCAGCGTCATTTCGTGCTGAGCATTTAGACCTAATGCAACATACACTACGCCACGCATATTATCTAGCCGTCAGGTCTAGAGGTAAAGTACACAGCATAATCTTATTCAAGTAGATGGCCCTGATAAAAGCATGATACTTGTTAGTTCCTTTATTGAGCTCTGCTGCGTAAGCAGCGATAACCTTCTCTGAGTTCCTACATTTCCTAGCCCAAATCTGATCTGGCTCATATATTGGAAGTCTTAAGTCTCCGATAAGTCTTTCTGTCTGTCTCTGCTCTTCTACAGAACCTACATCTGATGCTATCATTGTTAGATTAACTAAGCCAGCTGCCATTTCCCAGTGCTCATCTGAAGCATATTCTTCAGAGATTCTGAGCCATCCATAATTCAGCAGCTGCACGCTAACAGACTTTACTGGGTTCCAGATAAAAGTGTTCGTATAAGGCACTTGTGGTTCTCCGAAGCAGTATTGAACTCCGCTCAGGACATTCTTAACGTCAAGACTATCTTTTACAGGTACTATCTTCCCATAATTTCTATTTCCAGCACCCTTGACTGTAGGTACTGCGGTTCCTTCTTCAGCTGTAATAACTAGACCATAGTTGTTATCAGCTACTCTATCTCTTAGGTTAACTAATACTGGACCAAGCTGCTGATATGGATCTATTGCAGAACCATCTAAAATCCACTCTCTGGCAGTCTGCTTACCTACATCTATAGTATCACCAGGACGGTAAGTTACACTCACCCCGGACTTTCGTAGCTGCTTAATTGCAGTAATCATAACATATGGCATACAGAACCTCCAAGAGTAGCAGGATATTTCAATTAGTGGCCAGGATTCGAACCTGGTAGGGCGGTCACTGCAGAGGCCCTCAGCGTCGGACGATGCTCTGCCGATATTCTGTCGCGCTCTAGCGTTTTCCCACCACGTCGCCACTATTTCCGAGAGGAGCAGGACACTGAAACATCCTGCTCCTCTTTAGAAAGATTAGGTTACCAGTTCATCATATCCAGTTACGTCGCATCCGGCGTACCTGGGAATGAATCCTAGTGCTACCAGACTGTAGGTATACGTTGCCGTACCCACAGTAACCTCTGCCCGAAGGCAATGGTAGCCATCATCAACATCTAGTTCCTCAGACTGAACCTCAATGCCGACGTAAACGCCAGCATCTGCAGCCACTAGCTGAGTAATTGACTTAGCCGCGATAATCTGAGTCCCTGTACCAGCGGTATCAGTGGCCTCAAAGATATCTACGTCAATTGTCGATGCTCCAGCCGGCGTTCCTACGTGAAGCAGAAAGAACGCCCTGTGAAACTCCGCCATATCAAACCAAGCAGAATTGTGCTGAGCTACAGTTCCATTCGCAGTCGTAGGAGCTAGAGCAGCCAAAACTTCATTAACTTCTGAAAAACGTGCGGTAGCCGACATCTGTCTTACCTCCTAAACGTAATGACCATTGTGTGTTCCTTACACACTAGATCAACTTTACTTGATTTAACTAAGTGCCAGAGGTGTGTCTCAAACCTATGACAGACTGGACATAGAAACATTAAGTTGCTGACATCTCCATTATACTTATTATGATCCTTATGATGAAGATGCAAGCTACACCTATAGGATGACTCTCTACGGGGAGACTGGACATATTTACCCTCTATCCCGCACCAAGAGCACTTACACTGAGTACCATTTCTATAGAGCTCCTGAGCTTGAAAGTTTCGTGATTCTCCTCCTTGCCAGGAAGGATTGCCAGAACCTCTCATACGATCTTGATGTCTCTTAGATCTTTCTTCGAGTGTTCGTTCCCTAATGTGCAATTTACGCATCCAGTCTCCGACTATACTAGTCTGAGTACCTATATCCTGAGCGATCTGATTAGCCGACTTGCCTAATTCCCAGTACTGATACTGTAACCACTCATAATCTGGACAGCCATAACGTGTTCCACGACCTTGACCACGCTTCTTCGGAGCTTTCACCTGATACCTCCCTCTGCATCTCCCTAATTAAGCAGTGGCCAGGTGGTAGGGATTCCACTTTTCGGGCTATAGTCCCTAGGCCACTGCTAAAATCTCAAGTTTAGGTTCCTGCTGTGGAACCCAAGATAACGAAAGGCGATATTTGCGTGGCCCCGTCTTCGTAAGTTATGGGCAAAGATAACCAAGGTTGACCGTCCACGCGATGCACTACACGCCATGAAGTCTTATCGTAGGCCCACTTGTGGAACTTAGTGGACTCGATAGTCGTGCGCTGGCGATCACCGATGACATAGTATCGAGGATCCATCAGGATGATGTCTCCTGTGGTACCAATGGCTGGTACCTTCTCAGAGAACCGTACCGGCATACCGAGCAGATAACCAGGTACTCCGTCCCGAGCATTCGGCTGCCAGACATAACTCGGATTACCGGCAGGACCGTTCATCTGAATCAAGTTCGACATACCACTCTGAGTCACGACCCACTGACCCTTACCGCTGGGCAGGAACTGCTCGAGCATGTTAATAACGTCAACATACCCAATCGCACCAGCAGCAGCACGAGCCTGGTTGATCGTACAAGGGGCATTGAGGATGCCGAGCGGCTGAGCGCCACCTACACCTCGAATGAAGGAATAGTCCTCCATCCATGCAATACCCCCTGCAAAGCCCATCGGACCAGTCAGGAAGTCAGAAAGTGAGATCGCGGAATCCTCAACCAGTTCATCAGCAGCATTGGTAATACCCGTTAGCTTCTTCACAACGAGCGTCACCAGCTTGAAAGCCGCATCGGTTTCAGTCTTCGCAGCACCTTCCTCAGTCCAGTAGAACCGCATACCCCCGTACCAGTGCGGATAACCTGCCGTGGTACCAGTCTGATCAAGCACTGGCAACTGCACGGAACGGCTAGCCATACGAATTACGGTAGCTCCAGCCCCCCGGATAATCGTGTTCTCCGCCTGCAAGGCCTGCAGTTGCGGAAGGAACTGGGTCGGAATCAAGAAACCCCCAGAAGCTCCAGCGGCCCCTGTGAGGTCCTTTCGTTCATGACCCTCTTTACGATCTTCCCTAAACTTCGTCAGCCGAGGATCTTGTAGACCCTGTGTTGAATGATACCACACCGTCTCAAGGTAATCTCCCCAGTCCTTAAAGAGCCCAGGCGCTGGCTGACCCTGGATTACCCGCTCGATATCTGCCTGCTCTTGCTGAGCAATGGCATCCCTGGCCTCTTTGATGATGTTCTTCATCTGCATCGCACGAGTTTTCTTGTCTCGTGCATCAGTCAGCATCCTCTCAAGGCGTTCACTATCTTCCGCCGACAACCCTTCTTCCTTGCTAACAAGAGTCCTAGCATCTTCGAAGAGATTACCCGCCTCAACTAGCAGATCCTTCCAATCCGTCGCCATCTCACAACCTCCTAATAAGAAAAATCCCAGTTTCTCAGGTGGGTGGCCTAAGCCGGCCCGGCCTCTAGTTCACCAAAAATCTTGCACTGCTCCAATTCGATGTCGATAAGACGGATCTTAGCATCTACATCAGGTTCCGTCTTGGTCGGCATGAATTCTAGCGTGCCAGTTTCCCACTCCTCACGTTCTGTGAACGTGTAACTACCTTCAGATTCCGTAAATCCTACTTTGTAGAAGTACGGATTATCATACGACGTCGCTATGACATGGTCTTCGAAGACGTCATGTACGTTATACTCCCACTCAAACTTCGAACTAAAGGCCCTTGAAAGAGCGTTAAGCTGTCGGAATAAGCCAAGGCCTTTTACTTCTTCCTCAGCCCAAGCATCCTTATCGAAGTTAAAGGATCGAATCAACGTCTTACCATCTACCGTTCCTACAAGAACCGTAATCTCTTTCAGACTCTCTTCAACAAAGCTCTCAATCGGATGACACTCTACCTCAATCTT